AAAATGAAGAAAATAAAATTATGGGTGAGTATAATGGCGACCCAATTGCTAAATTAAAAGCAAGAGAACTTGATTTAAGGGCTATGGATGACTCTGTTAAACGTGATCAAGCCCAAGAAAAGATTGATTTAGATAAATCTAAACAATTAATGGGTCAACAACAATTTGACGAAAAACTTCAACAAAATGAAGACTTAGCTGAACTAAGAGCTGATACATCTCTTACAAAACAGATGATGTCACAAGAAGCTAAAATGATGAATGACATGATGAAACAAACAGATGTTAGGATCTTGAAAGGTCCTAAAAGATAGTATAAGAAACTAATAGGAGAAAACTATGAAAAAAGAAAAAACTTTTTATACAAAAAACAATCCAAATTATGTTGGAGAAGTTGTATCTGATACACCAAAAGCAGATGCTAACAATACTCTTTCAGTTAATTCGGATGGTTTTGCACAAGAAGTTGAAGTTAAAATTCCTTTAGGTCAACCAACAGTAAACAAAGTTGGTGGCCAAAAAAGAATGTTAGCTTCTAAAAAATCTACTGTTAAGTGGTATTAGTCTATGTGGTTATCGGCAATTAAATTAGCCGTTTCTGCTGGAAGTAAAATATACGCTAACAAGCAGAGAGCGAAAGTTGCAATGTCTGATGCTCAGTTATTGCACGCAGAGCGACAAGCTCGTGGTGAGGAAGCTTACCAAGGCAAGTTATTAGAGGCACGTCAAAACGACTACAAGGATGAATTCGTTTTATTAATTCTCTCGGCGCCCATAATTGTGCTGGCCTGGGGGGTCTTCAGCGACGATCCGGTGGCCTTGGATAAAGTTAAAATATTCTTTGACCATTTTGCAGCATTACCGACTTGGTTTTCATCTTTATGGATACTTGTAGTTGGTAGTATTTTTGGTATAAAAGGAACACAAATTTTCAGAAATGGAAAAAAATAAGGAGATAAAAAATGGCAAATAGAAGATTTAACACACAAACAACTCAACCATTAAAATCTGGTGGAAGAGCAAAAATGATGGGCGGAGGAATGTCGACTGCTAGAAAAGATATGGCATCTGGTTATTATCCATCAGACATGGGCATGGCAGGTGGTGCTATGTACAAAAAAGGTGGAAAAGTTAAAAAGAAAAAACAAGGTTACAAAGATAGAAAAGACGAGTCCATCGCAATGAGAATTCGTAAGAAAAGAACTAAAAAGCAATTAAAAGCATCTAGAGATGATTCTTACGGAAGATTTGGAAGCAAAGCTAAAAAATCTGGTAAAATAAATAAATAATGATTAAAAAAATTATTAAAAAAATAAAACAGTTATTCTGCAAACATAACAAATTTATTAGTACACATGCTAAATTCTGTAAAGATTGTGGAGAACATATTATAGTAAACGTCAAATAAAGGAGAAGTATGACAACAAAAGCAATAAGTAAAAGCAAACAAAAAGGTTTAGCTAAACTTGCTAAATCTAATCCTGCAGTAGCTAAAAAAATGGGTTTCAACCCAAATAGAATGGTTGCTAAAAAAGGTGGGAAAGTTAAAAAAAAGGGTAGAAAATAACATGGCTAAACGTGGATTATACGCAAACATTCATGCGAAGAAAAAAAGAATTGCTGCAGGCTCAGGTGAAAAAATGAGAAAACCTGGAAGCAAAGGAGCACCAACTGCTGCTAATTTTAAAAGAGCAGCTAAGACAGCAAAGAAGCCTAGAAAGAGAAAATAGGTATGAGAAAACAGGATAATATGCCTGCAAGAAATAAAAAG